AGTTCCATGCTCTCAGAATTGAACAGTCGGCCCTCAATAATTTCCAGATTGGTCTTTCGACAGATTTGGGAACCATCGCGAGTGTTCATGCCTATGGTCATGAGAATATTTCACCACCATCGGGTCATTATGGTGTTGAAATCAACTCAGGAGCAACCATTCCACCTTATGATGTCTATATTAGCGCGGCGGCTATTGGTCCCGGTGCCGGTAGTGGCGTCAATATCGCCAGTATACAGGGTCAGGTCACGCTGGATATCGGCAACATCTCGGCATCAGGAAATTCTTATACTGTTGGTCCTGCTTCTGGTAAGATTTATGGTTATGTTCATCTTGGCCCTGCCTGTGAGCCCGACAAGTGGTCAACAAACATTGACGCCACATCACAGTTCGTCACCAGATACAAGCCCGACGTGGCCTTCACTTCAAATACTACAATATTTGGTGCAAATGGATCGATGCTTGTATCTAATGGATCAGTCGCCACATGGACCACTTCAATTCCGGGTAATATATCATTTTATAGTGGAACAACCACATTCAACACATCAAATGCAACATTCTTTTCAAATAATTTCTTCTATGGTACAAATACTGTATTTAGTTCTAATGTTTTTTTCAATGGAAATTTACTGATCGGGAATTCTACCGTCAATACCTCGGTGAATTCAACAATATTTACCGGAACGGCAAATAATGCCACCTATGTCGGTGGTATAGTCGCCTCGTCAGTGCCGCACATCATTGGTCAGCAGGGTATTCCTCTGATCTATCCATCATCAGGAACCATGGGAAATAATGGTGCTTTGACGATGACCACGGCATTGGATCGAACCTATGTGGCTGCTTATTATTACATGCCTGCCAGCGCCATCAGCACAGGAAGGGCGGCGGGATGGTATTATGGCGTGGGATCATCGGCAACGGCTGTCACCCTCTATAATAACGTCTACACATCAGGCACACCAAATATTCCGGGAACACCCACCGCCTTCGTCACCACAGGACCGGGAGCCTATACCCAGACCACATCAACAAACATCCAAGGTTATACTCTCGCCGTTCCCGGCAATTCCATTGGCCCCAATGGATCGGTGGATGTGGAAATGATCTTCTCCTATCCAAGCACGGCTGGCACCAAGGCGATTAATCCATTTTATGGGACTTATAGATTTGGTGGACCGAGCGGAACGACTTCGATGTCTTATTTCGCCATCGGCGGATTTTCTAACCAAGGCAATACTGCCGTTCAGGTGGCCAGATCAGTCGGGGCCATGGTGTCGGGAGTTGCTGCCACGAATCTTCCTCTGACGGGTGCCATCGATTCCACAACCTCACAGAATATATATTATTATTTTTCTCTGACATCGGCGTCAGACTTCATCGTCCTCCAGAGAAGTTCCGTTATGATTCGACCTTCCGTCACATAAAATAAATAATTAAAAGGAAGTCAGATGAATATCGCCAACAATCAGACCATCACCAGCAAGTTAGGAGTTCTCTACTCCGACTTCACCGATAATTTCTTCAAGGCTCCCTTCTCGAATGATCTGGCCAAGGTCACCAACGAAAATTCCGTCAAGCAATCCATCAGGAACATCGCGAGAACCATTCTGGGGGAAAGACTTTATGATGAGACCATTGGTCAGTCTGGCAACTATGGTTTATTTGGATTATCCGACACGTTGACGGAATCCGTCGTCAAGCAGACGCTCATGGATGCTCTCAAGCATAACGAGCCTCGCGCCGCCATACTAGGCATCACCGTCGATTCCCAATCCATCCCCAATGCCCTCAGTGTGGTGATATACTTCTCCATCCAGAATGCGCCAAATCTTTCCGTCTCGGTTATTTTAACAAGGGTGCGATAATGAAATATTTAAGAGAAATTGTCGATGGAGCCACTGACAGAAACAGGGCCATGAACGTAGATGATAAAATATCTAGTCATTATTATTATAATGGGGATAGTTATGAAGGCGACGAGCCTGCCCACGCCAAGGCGATTAGAAACTATCAGAAGTCTGGTGTGGCCCGAGCCATGAATGGTTATCATTGGGCGAAACATCATGGGGAAGAATATGAACATGATGACTATACCAATCATGAGTTACATTCAAAGTCAGAGAAACTTGACGCCGCCATCGCAAGTCACAAGTCACCTATTAATTTAAAGGTCTATAGTGGTGTGAAGGTCGATCCAAGAAAACATATGAATTCTGAGGGTATTGTTCATCATCCTGCATATCTTTCTACCTCATTGAGGGAAAGAGTTGCCCATTACTTCGCCGGAAATCATGTATCAAAATCAAATCTTGAGAAGCATATCATGAAAATTCATGTTCCCAAGGGTCATCCTACCGCCTATGCCGCGAATTTAGGATTAACAAACGAGAGAGAGATGATCCTGCCTCGTGGAACAAACTTAAAACACATCAAGACAGAATCCAAGGAAACAGATTTTGGAACCATGGTTCACACCCATCACATGAAGGTTGTATGAAGCAATAAATATCTATAAAAAGAAAGAAGATATGGCCAACACAAATATCACCCTCACGAGCCTTGATCCTGATACCCTGAAGGCCAGTCAAATCAATTGGCTTCAGAATCAGTCTATTTTCCGTGACTATGATTTCACCGGATCGAACATGAACGTGCTGCTCGATGTGCTGGCGCGTAACACCTTCATCAATTCTTTCTATATGAATATGTCATTCTCGGAACGTTTCAATGATTCGGCCCAGCTTCGTGACAGTCTGGTCTCCAAGGCCAAGGAACTGAATTATATTCCTTACTCAATGTCTTCCGCCTCGACATCCCTGAACATCACCGTTCAGGCCAACAACATCACCACATTTGAAATTCCTCGTGGCAGTATTTTCAGTGGGCAGAATTCCAACGCATCCTTCTCGTTCGTCACCGATCAGAATTATGTGGTTACCTCATCCAACAATACCTTCACTTTCGCCAACGTGGTGGTCTATGAGGGCTATTACAAGTCTGACCTATTCTCGGTGGATAACAGCGTCAACAACCAGCTATTCACCTTCTCAAGTCCCAACATCGACACCAATTCGCTCTCCGTCTATGTCGCGGAGAATGCCGGATCGACCAACACCATCTTCACACAGGCCAAAAATCTTTATGGTCTGAATAGTAATTCACACATCTACTTCCTTCAGGCGGCTGCATCCAACACCTATCAGATTCAATTTGGTGATGGCGTGATGGGTTATCTTCCTCAATCGGGCTCCACGGTCGTCGCCACCTATCGCGTCACCAATGGCGAGGATGCCAACTTCATCAACATGTTCTCACTCTCATCCAGCCTCGCCGCCTATAATAATGGTTCGGGTTACAGCGCCTCCATCACGCCTTTGAATTCTTCCTCGGGCGGATCATCGGCGGAATCACTCGACTCGATTCGTTTTAATAATCCTCGTCATTATCAGACGCAGGAAAACGCCGTCACCACGAGGAACTTCAAGACCCTGATTCTGGATAATTTCCCCTCCATTGCCGATTGTAGCGTCTACTCAGGCGGGATCACGGCGACAGGGGTGCAGTTCGGCATCATCTTCATCGCGCTGGTGACAACCAACGGCAACCCCGCCACCGCTGCCCTGAAGAATCAAATCCAGACTTTCATTCAGAACTATGACATCATCAATTATCAGGTGATGTTCGTTGATCCCTCTTTCCTCTATATTCAGGTGACTTCGAATGTGCATGTGGACTTCACACAATCAACCATCTCGGCCTCCGACTACAAGACCGAGGTCTCGAATAACATCATCAACTTCTCCAGCAACAATCTCCAGAAGTTCACCACGCCATTCAGATATTCCAAGCTGGTGCAGAGTATCAATGATATCGATGAATCCATCCTGAGTAATGAGACTTCTATCGTGATGCGAAAGGATGTCAACGTCATCCTCAACACCAATGCCTCGGCGGTGGTGAGCTTCAACAATCCCATCACCGGCATGTCCTCGTCGCCTTTCGTCATGGGTTCAAATACCTATGTGCTGACGGATAAGATCGTTCCCAACACGCCCTCCTCATTGGTTTATGTCATCCAGTATTTTTCCAACAACGCGGTGATCAACCCGACTCAGGTTGGCACGGTCAGCTATGCGAATGGTTACATCAATCTTACCAACATGAATATCTCGGGATATCCTGATGGCTACACAAGCCTGTCGATCTACGCCAATCCACAGAATCAGGATATCTATCCTGTGGGGAATGATATTATTGAAGTGGACTCCATCGGTGGGCTGTTCATCAACATCGCGAATAACTGATGACTGAATTAATCACAAACCAATTCATTCCGGGCCAGTTTCCCGCCTTTTATCGTGGTCCTGACGGCAACACCTTCGTCTCCTTCACCAAGGCCTATTACCAGTGGATGGAGTCGGCCAACAACGTCCTTTATCATTCTAGAAAGTTGGGCGAATACAGCGACATCGACACCACGCCCGATGATTTCGTGCAATATTTCAAGGACGAATATCTCGGCTCCCTGCCCAACAATCTCATGGTTGATTCGAGACTTCTAATTAAACATATCCAAGACCTATGGAGAGCCACCGGCACCAAGCGCGGCTATGAGTTGCTGTTCAGAATTCTGTTCAACGAGGATATCGAGTTCTATTATCCCGGCCAGAATCTTTTCAGAACATCCAACAACACATGGGTCCAGAAATCCTATATCGAGGTCACCAACAATCAATTCCTGCCAGAGATGGTTGGTTGCACGATCTATTCCTCATCCAGCCTCGCCACGGCGCTGGTGGAGGATTACAACGTCATCACGCTGAACAACAAGGTCATCAATGTGCTGACGCTCTCCAACGTGGTGGGCAACTTCAGATATGGCGAATATGTTCTCTCGGTTGATCTTCCACAACTCACGACCTTCAACACGGCGACAATCATCGGCTCTCTCTCGGCTATCTCGATTGATGATGGTGGTGGTCAGTTCAATGTCGGTGATGTGGTCAACATCTCTGGTAGCGGTGCCTCGGCCCTAGGAAGAGTCGCCTCGATTCATTCGGAGAATGGCAAGGTGGTGTTCACGCTGGCGGATGGTGGCGATGGCTTCTCCGTCAATGCCCAGATCACGGTGGCGGGGGGTGGCGGATCAGGCGCGACATTCTCCATCGGAAATATCATCGATCAGAAAGTCTATGCCATCGATACGGATATTATCAGTGGATATTATAACACGCAGTTGGATAACTCGGCGCAGGGC